ATTGTATGTCATGAACTGGATTAACGTAATCTCGCTTAATTCTGTGGGTGTGTTTATTGTCATTCTTTTAAATATTTATTGTAACTATATTGAACTTTGCTGTAAACAACGTCGTTATTATCTTCGTCTTTGTAAATTTTAGGCTTATACCTATTAAGGTCAGCCCAATCTTCAAATGATAGTTTATCACATTGGACACCAAAAACCTTAGGATAGTCTTTTTTTAAAGTCTTTTTTAACGGGCTATTTTTATTTAATTCAGCGTATAGCTTAATAATTAAATAACTGCTAATCTTTAATTTTTTCATTTTTTCTTAATTTGATTAACTTATTTGGCTTGTATTCGTTAATATATACTTCCTTTGCCATGTCTATAAACTCTTCTTCTGTAACGTGAGGGCAATATGTAAAAATTGCGGCATATTTTTCTGTTAGTCCGTTTTCTGTAGAGCGGTAAGCGTACCTCATTTCTTCATTTACCACGCACATATAGGTTACTTCACCTATTAAATCAAGCCATTCTTTATTGATATTTAAACGGCTTATATTTAAATCTTCTTTATTTATCATATCGTAAATATACATAAAAAACCCTTACCGATTAAAGTAAGGGTTAAAATTATTCTCTGATTCTCTGATTCTCTTAGACTCTTTTACTTTGTGTAAAGGCTTTAGATTAGGCATCGCTTTTAAAAAATCTTTTTTACTTTTATAAAACCAATGTGATACAGCGTATCCTTTGTATCTACTATCATAATAAACATACTGCCATTCATACACTGGCTCTTCTTTTATTATTTCAGCCCATAAGCCTTCTTTAAATATCCCCCAACCATCGCAAAGCATATGACCATCTTTAAACTCAAAATTATTGGAGGTTATTTTACATATCTTATTTAATAAAATCTGATAGCTTATTTTGTTGTGCTTAAAATTAACACCTTTTTTAAATCCTCGTCTCTTCGCTTCTGCTATAAGAGCTGTTGATACTTCTTCGTCGGTTGCTGGCATTTTATCGAATGTATCGATAAAAAATAATGTTTCAGAATATACACCGTTGTAAAAACCGTAAGTATTTTTTGATCCATTCCAAACCATTAAGCAATCATCGTAGTTGTTTTTATACTTATACCACTTACCAACCTCTAGCTTTACCTCAAACAAAGCGGGAAAGTCTTTCTCTATCCTAGTCTTAAATGATTCACAAGCGTCTTTGTGGTAGCTCTTAATCTTTTCTTCTGTTACTTCTATTTTCATAATATTGTTTTTTAATTAGTGTAAATATAATACTTATTTAATTTAGAATGATTATAAATTAAGGTCTTATGGGCTTCATAGGAATTTGATATTGGATTCCAACAAACCCGCTGAAGTCTACCTGTAAAGAATCAAACGTATAATTTGCATCCTCTCTGTACAAAGTGTTTTTATCTATCCTGTGAGATAGTTGTCCGATCAACTGCACTTTAAAATTAGCTCCTATCGGGTAAGCTAAAGTGAATGAAGATGCAAATCCTATAAATGCTGAGTCTACCTTTTTATTAACCTGAGTTAATTCTCTTACTGTCATTCCATAATTGAGTAAAGCAGTAGCCTCTAGTTTATCTGTCCAAAAGATGTTAAATTGATTAAATGTATATCCTACATTCAAAGAATATCGATTGTAAGAGCTTCCGTTAAGGTCTGCATATTCATACTCAACGCCCACAATATAATAGCCTAAATCTCTTTGATTGTCTTGTAAGTCCACCCTTAAGATAGTGTTATGTGTGAATGGATTATTGCCGTTGCCGTCTCCGAAGATAGCAAGCCTGGCATCTTGATTGATACTTACCGCTATATCACTTTGGGCGTTGGCAGTTAATGCGATAATCAATAATAATAATGTTGTTTTTAAAGTTTTCATTTTGTTTTATTTTTAGTTAATGTGTAAATTTCAATGATTGCTGCGTCGATTACTGGACGTTTAGAACTGTTTTGATAACTCTCTTTAGTTGAGTAATTAAATATCTTGCTTATCTTCTCGTTGCTTAGTCCTAGCTCTTTGCGTACTTGTTTAATTTTCATGGTGCTTACCATCTTTTTTTATTAGGTTGTCTTCTGCATTCTACAGATGTATTGTCGATCAAGTTTTTATGAAGGATTTTTATTTTAGTAAATGTTCTGCTGTATATATTGCCCCCTTCCTTTGTTTTAATAATATACCTATTTAAGTAATCATCCCAATAAAGAAATCCACAAAGACCTTTATCACTCTTTACTAAATCACCCAAAAGGATAAGCTCATTGGTTAGCCTATCCTTTATCGGTGTATATTTATTATTTAAGATAACGTAACCTTAAATTTGTTAAACAAAAGGCTAACAGACTGTCTTACGCTTCCAGTAATATAGTCCATAATATTTTCCGCTTCATTGTCGCAAACCTCTTCAAGTGCTTCTTCTTGGGATATTCCGTAATGATTTGCTATGTTACTTATTACTTTAAAGAAAGTTCTGTTATCTAAAGTTGATACAAATGCTTCGTTTACTTTTCCTTGAGTTGTCATGATGTTTGTTTTAATGTTCATGACACGAATATACAACCATTTTATACATTACCAACTATAAATAGTATAAAATATTAATTTATTTTTATGAATCGAATAACTCTCTCTTAAATAATGCTAGTCCAGTAGTAGCGTCTGGTGCGTCGTCATGCTTAGACTTGCCATCTTTAGTATAGGCGAATATCTCACGCATATAGCTATCGTAAGGAGTGCCAGCCTCGTAGTCGTCTCTAAATACAAAGTACTTCTTTAGATAACCGCTGTTACCGACTATGCGGTGGTGTTTGTTTCCTTTCGTCGGTATGATGTCCAGGTCAATAGTTACCCGCTCCTGGAGATTAGTGCCGTAAATATAACCCATTGCATTACTTTCTACTACACACCTATCAACTTTTAAGTCGTTGATCATTGCAGCGACTAAAGGAATGGTAAAGTTACTTACTTCTTTGCTATGCACTACGTCAATGATGTATATCATATCGCCTATAAGCATTCCTACAGCCATACAAAGACTGTCTAAGCCTTGATCTGCTACATCTACGAAAGCTATGGTAGTATTTCTATTTTCAGCCTTTAGATCATCTAGTTTAAAGTAGTTAAGACTAGAGCGTGTAAATAGTGCGCCCTCTACATTTGTAATCCAGCCGCCTAATATTACTTCGTGATAATATTGCGGATCGCTTATTCTTCTACGCTGGTAGTTTTCGTATATGTTATCAGGGATAACCTCACGGGGTACATCTAAGTAATTAGTGTGAATATACATCACGTTGTCAATGATGCCGTTAAAGAAGTCTGGAACGTCTTTAGGCTTAAAGTATTGCTCCCATAACCAAAAATCCCTATCAGTAGGATTAAGAATTAATATAGTTAGGTTTCTTTTTTTAGGATGCCTAATAGATAAATGTATCTTATCAAACACCTCAAAAGACGGTATTTCTTCGCTTTCATCATTTACCCAACAGTTGAAGTCTTTTAAAGACTTTAGGTTTGCGCTTTGAGTTCCTGAGCCAGCTTTTAAACCCTTAAAAACTATTTTACCACCCGTAACGCCCTCTATCCTGTTAGTAGTTTCTCTTACGAAGTCTCTATAATTTAGTAAATCAATCTTTTCAGACATCTCAGGTACAGTAGAATCTGCTCCACTTACATTTGTGAATCGCGTGTATAGTGTTGACCATTCATATTGAACTAAGGCCTCAGCGATAAAAGTAGATACGCCGTATGATTTAGAACCTAAACGCCCGCCAGTAACTATAACTAAGTCGACTTGCGGGTGTTTTCCTTGTGGTATTTCAAAAAGTGGTTGTAGCTTACTGCTTATCTTCATCCCTTTGTCCTATGAACTCAATTTTGTTAGGTTTAATTAATGGCGTTTTTTGCGTGTTGTCTTTCTCGTAGAATCCATGCTGCTTACTTAGTCTGTCTTGTGCGCTGTTATATCCAGTAACACCAATTGCACGCATAACCCTATTAGCAACATCTATTTGCTTATCTGTGGAAGTGTCTGACTGCAAAACCTCAAGACACGATTCGTATTTTTCAATTAAGTTTTTATCTCTTGCTACTGATTCAGATAACGTGTAAAGAACTATGTTTTCTAGTTTGCTCTTTAGTTCTTTTACCCTTACTACAATCTTACTATTAGCCATTAACTCGCTAGCGCGTACATTTACGCTCTCAGGCGTACTTTTAGAACAATCATAAGCAAGTCTATAAGCATCGCTATAAGTCGGCTGTATTACCACTTCTTGACAGAATTTTTCTTGCTTAGTTGTTAGTGCCATTGTTTAATTACGTTTATTTAATTCCTTCAAATAATAAGCATCCCTTGCAAATTCTGATTTAAAATCGCTTTCAAATTGTTTTTTTGCTTTGTCGTTTTCTTCTATCTCTTCTTCAACGCCGTAAATATTTGATATTGTTTTTGCGTATGGCTTAAATTTATCCATTAGAAAAGTATTAAAATTTATATTTGATTGTAAATATAGTTTAATTTATATTAAAAACGTTTATTTGATTGAGTATTGATATAAAAAATATCGTTAATAACGATATACGGTTGTTAGCGGTTATTTAAACGAACCCATTCTTTCAC